TGCTTTACTTGTGGTAAATGAGTTTAGTGTTGCATTGTCAGGTTTTCGAGCAAAAGGAGGGTTGGAATTCATTTCATAGTAATCATCCTTATTGTCATTAGGATTTCGCACATTCTGTTTTTTGCTTACAAGATATTTGCCAAAACGGTCTAGTGCGTCAATGTCACCACCATCGTTATTTTTTATTATGTTTTGAATTTGATTTGCAAAAGGATTTTCTTCTACTGGCCTTTCAATAAGAGGCTTTTTTTCTGTAGATTTCTTATATTGTTTTGCAAATGGTAAAACTCTATTCATCAGCGGTTCTTTAAATGTATTTATGCTTTGTCTAGCCACATTGGCAGGGGGAGTATCTAACAACGACCGAACTCCAGAGTTATTTGTTTGTGAAGCTGGGGCAGAAGTTAAGTTAGAAAGCTGTTGATCTTGCCTGTTTGTTCGCATTGCTCCTATTTGAGCTGGTGATAAGTTCGTTGGTCTTGTTGCCGCACGAGTTTCAAGCCGTTGAGGAGCTATCTTCTGACTGATCAATTCAAGCGGATTGATGTTATTTAATTTCAATTCGTCAGTTTGTATTGATTTTGCTAATTGGTTTTGGATCTCAGAACTCTCAAAAGCCTCACTATTATTCTTCGTAGCTTCTTTTTCAAGAACACGCCTGTAGTTTTGAAGCATGTCAGGAATTTCTATAGGAGCCATTTCCTCAACAGAAGTGCCTACATTTAAATTTATTGCTGACGGCTGGTTGTTAGCTAATGGAACCGTTGCTCCGCCTTTTAGCACTTGATTTATTGGTCCTATTTTTGCTTGCAATTGTTCTAATGCGGAGGGTCCAACTGGAAGATTTAATCCTAAAGGGTCTACTTCCACTCTTTCTCTAACTGGGTCTCCATAATTTAAACTGGACCCCGGAAATGCATTCTTTGGGTCAGTTAAGTCTCCATACTCAGGACGACCCCCTCTTCCCATTTTTATTGGAGATTGCATTTGCATTTGTTGCCTAGGAACTTGAGTTCCTTGCTGGGCCATTTCAGAAGGTGGTAAGTTTAAAGATGCTTGTTCAGCTTTTTGGGCCTGACGCATTTGCTTGCGTCGAGATATCTCTTGCTGAATAAACATTGAAGGTATTTTGTCTGGTCTTTGAAGCATCTGCATTAATTGCTGGTCTGATGCTTTTGAAAGTACACCTTGAATTTTTGCTGGGTTAATTGCCATTATGCTCTCCTTAATACTGCGGGAACATATTGTTCATGCTAAAGCCTGTGGGACTGAAGCCTCCCCCATATCCATACATGCCTAACGCATTTATGCCGAGTCCAGCCGCTTGCTGAAGTGCTGAAGGTGCTGGGTTTGTCGTCGTAGTTGTTGTCGGCGTCCCCGGTTGAAGACCTTGCAAGATACCTGAGTAATAATTCATCGCATTATAAGGCTGTGCTTGTTGATCCATGAAGTCGCCATACGCCAAGTCTTTTGTTGCCTGACCCATAGATTGAGTAGCGTCTGCACTTGCTCCTTTTAGTCCCATCTCTCCAGAGAATAAGCTTTGACCACTGTTAGCTAAGCCAGCTATCCCAGACGCAACATTCATGTCGGTAAGGTTGTTAAGCTTTTCAGCCTCAAGACCAAAAGCCCCACTAAGCTGATCAGCTTTTAATCCTCTATCCGCATCCTTGCCAAAAATGTCAGCCGCTTGCCCATAACCTTTATAGAGAAGGTCAGCGTCCACCTGAGCCAGCCTGTCTTGTAAATCGCTTTCTCCCCTTGCTTGCATTGCAGAAGCTCTGCTGTTTCCGAATGCACCTTTTGAGGCAATATCTGCACCAAGTTTTTGTTCGGCTATGGCCGCTTGATCCATTATTTTTTGTTTGGCGATATCAGAAACATTACTAATGTAAGGATTCATATAATCATTAACATTAGCCCCAGTAAATTTATCACCAGTAATCGTATCGGCTGTATAATCCCCACTGATGCCCTGCAAGTCTGTAATGGCAGTATTTATATCGTCAGTGTATCCAGTGTAATTTCTTATATCGTCTTGAATACCTAGCTGATCGACATTGAACCCTTCTATTCTTGGTTGACCATATAGTTGCTGGTCTTGACCATAAAGCACCCCCGCATCTGCCATGATTTGTTTCATGGCCTCCTGCATATATTCAGGCATTTCTATTGATGTTGTAGATGTACTCGTGCCGCCGCCAAAAAGTCCCATATTATTCTCCAAAAGACTGAGGTTTGTACCCAGTCATAATCGTTGTCCCCATTTTAACACCCAAACGCCCGTACAGCTTAGATTTTCTCTCTTCGGCAACCTTCCCAAAGTTAGCGAGTAACAATGGTAATTTTGCTTCATGAGAGATTTTTCTGGCAGAACTAATTAAGGTTTGAAATGATCTCGTACTGCGATACTTTTTACTTACAAAAAGCCATTGATCTCCTAATGCCTTGTCGTCAGACCACCAGAAGTCAAATGGCAATAATCCCATTGTTCCTGAGATTTCTTCGTTGGTCTCAGTGACAATTATTATTCCGTTGTGAAATACATGAAGTATTTTTTCTAAAACTTTAGACTTATTCACACTGCCCATTTTGGACTCTGAATGCATGTCTAAAAGAAGTTTATATATTTTCGAAGTGTCGTCTTTTGTTGCTATTCTAGGAATAGTTCTGGAGGGCATTCTTTCGATCTTTCTCCAGACGATTAATTCCCGTCTGGTAGTTACCTCCCCCAGCCATTTTAACTTGCTCTATTGGCATAACATATTCTTTATTGCTCAATAGAATTGGACCTACTAAATCATCTTTAGGTCCACCCGGCCCTTTGACTTCACCGCTAGGCTGTCTGGGTAGGCCACCCATACTCTTACGCTCAAATTTATTAATGAAACTACGAGGCATCACTTCAAATATGTGATCGTTGGCTTCTTGAGCCGTATACCCTTTGTTATCAATCAAATCATTAATAAAGGATTTAGCTTCGTCAGTCCAAGCAAACATTGTTGGACCACCTTTTGACATATATCTTGGATTTGCTGGCCCTCCATGAGCCATATAAGTATTTGGCTTCTCAATATAGTTTTGATATGTCCCTGTCTTTATTCCATAATCAGCCATTGTATAGCCTTGGCTTGCTAACCATTCTTCAAGCGAAAGTGGATTTTTAATATACTGAGTTCCTCTGGTCATGGCTTCACCAGTCTCAGGATTAATCATAGTGTCATCAGAGACTTCATCTGCTATTGTTTCAATTCCCACAGGCTTTTTATCTTTTTTGTTTTTAGATCTTTCTATAGCTTCTTGACTACGCATTATATTTGCCGCTTGATCTTCGGCACTCTGCAAACCGAAAAGGTTATAAAGCCCATCCTTGCCATCATTTTCAGCTTTTTTCTTTGCAAGATACGTTTCTTGTTGCTCTACCAGCTTCTGATACTCAGTAGATGTAGGATCAATCGACCCTCCGTAGGTCGAGGAAGCATTGTTTGACTGGTCAGAAGTTCTAAATCCGCCTAAACCGGAGTTTTTCAGGGCATCATACCCATAGGAAGCCGCTCCAATGAAGGGGCTAATCCCAGACATCATAGCCATTGTTTCCAAAAAACCAACATTTCCATCGTTATTTATATCAGTCATCCTGTTAAAGAACGATCTTTCGTTTGTTTTAGGAGTAGAGGAAGATTTAACTTTTTTATCTCCACTTGATTTGGAAGAACTATCATTACCGAGGGGAAGAGTGTTTGATGGATAATATAGAGAATTCTCCCTATTGATGTCAGATATTCCTTGAGACATAGAAGAGACAGGGTATGGGTCTGGTGGGTCTATAAAGCCCATCCTTGCCATTTGCGTTTGATTGTCCCCTACATCTGGTGACCTTCCTACTCCTCCGAAATCACCAGAATAACCCATGTCATACATGAATTGTTCATCTCCACCAACACCAACCGTATTGTTATTAATGTTATTCATTTTGCTAACTAGATAGGGTGTTTTCTTGTCATCCTTAGCATTAACTGATCTTCTGCTTTGAGTACCAGCTTCATACTTGTCATCAAAAGTAGCATTTGACCCTAAAGCATTTACCATTGATTTGCTGTAGGAAGGTAATCCACCTCGACCCATTCTCATTATTCCACTGTCAGGCGTTGAATCACTTGAACAATTAAAACCCATTATGCTATCACTCCTCGCTCTTTCAAAGCGTTTATCAATGAGCCTAATACATTCGCCACATCCGCTGTTGATGCAGATGTAGGATTTAAGCTCTTAGTTATAGTTACGTTAGATGTTTGAAATTTAGCGGCACGAGACCCTGTGTTTGCCGCCAAGTTTAAATCGGCAAGCTCTCTATCAAGATCGTCTACAAGTTGTTCAGCCCACTTTTCCATTCTGTATTCATTGCTAGTAAAATCAGGCGGTGTTTGCCTTGTGCTTAAAAATCGGGGTAGGGGAGCTGGTGTACTTCTTGATGTTCCCATTATCGTTCTCCATCAGGTTTTACATCTAGTCTCATATCTCCAAGCCTCCAAATATCGTACAGACCATCACTCTCAATTTTCATTGACATTTGACGACCTCTTATTCTTGGGTTTATTCTGGGAGTTTTTGCGTAATCAACTCCATCAATTGTTACGTCTCTCGTTCTTATTGTGAATGGACCTTTTGTTGTTTGATCCCCAAGAGAGTCTTTCCTTGACTTTAACGTAACTTTTGCGGTCTCATCTCTTACGGTTCCTCCCCCAGTAGTAAAATCAGTTATGGAGATATCAGGCAATATTCTTGTTATAAGCTGAACTTGGTCTCCATCTCCAATATCAAATTCTCCAGACTCAACAAATGAGTTGATTGGCGATCCAGCATCTGAAGTTCCATCCTCATGCTTGTAAATATACCCATCAGCATCTGCGGCTAGATCATTGTCAAAAACATTTTGGTCAGCCCATGCCGTTCTTGTAAACGTACCAACATCCCAACAATTTAATGCAAAATTGTATTTTACATATCTATTGTTTTCCTTGTTTATGCCACCAGCCGTGTGATTAGTGCTTTCGTCCGTTACGCCTTTCGTTGGATAGAACCACCAGATTTCACTAAACTCTTTGTTAATTCCAGAAACAACTTTATTGGCTTGAACATGATTAAAATCATTAAATACATAAATGTTTACAGGATTGGGAAGAGGGCGGACTGAGCCGTCAAAAACAAAAAATGACTCATAGCTCATCCAGTACACAATACCATTAACATCAACCACTGCCTGTGGACTTACAAGTCCGCACTTACTAGCAACTTCTCTAAACCCAAATGTATAGGGTGGGCCTTGAAAAACCATTGAGTGAACAGAGTTATCGGTAAAAATTAAGGTTTGACCCCTTGTTTTTCTTGCCCCTATAATTCTCGTTCCACCACTTAAAAGTGTTCTTCCAGCCGTGTTTGTCTCATCAAACTTTGTCCACGTTGCTATGGTCTCTTGGTCAGACCATTGGACCGACATGGGATCGTCTGCACCAAAGCACACAAGGTGTCTATCTGGTGTTGATACAAACACTCCTTGAACTTTCGCTGGAGGGGTATTTGTTTGTCCTCCAGTATATGCAGTGTTAGCGGTAACATAAGCCTGATCTATGAAGAAAGCTCTTGTTCCTATTCCATCTGAAGCATCCCAATAAATGGGCGGTCCTCCTTGAAATGAAGCTATAAGGTCTTCCCCAAAATTATCAAAAGTCCGAGTTCTTAAAAAGATCTCAACAGCTTCTGATGCTGGTTGACTCCATCCTCTCGTGTAGTTTCCTCCCGCTTGATATACTCCAACACCCCAACCATATTCAAACGATGCATCTTCTGGTCCGGGGGAAGCTAAGTACTTGAAAGAGACCGTACCTCCGCCAGTTCCTGTGCTTCCGGCGTTTGTTGCCATTTCAAACTTGTAAGTTGCCCCGTCAATTATTGTAACTGAAAACTCTGTATTCGCGGCAATGTTCTGCCCACCTAAAGTAATGGCTCCAAGAATAATCCTTGGTTTTAAGCTTCCGCTTTTTCCAGAGCTTTCTTCCATCCCATGAGCCGAGTGGGTCGCGGTTATAACTTTACTGCCAGATACGTGAGCAAAAGCACTTCCAGCTAATGTCCCAGATTTCTTTGCTGGGGTAACGTCATATAAGCCTTCTGTTTTTATTACATAAAGATTTGTATTTGTTCCTATAGCGACAAGGTTGTTTCCTGCATTATCTCTCCAAGTATGAAGCCCTCTACAGATCCCAATGAAGTTACCAGAATTAAATAAAGACCAACCACCAATCTTTTGAGGTCGCCCGTTCCAAAACCGTATTTTATCTGAATCAATCCATCTGCCTTCGGAACTATAGGCTGTGTCGTCTTTTACAACTCCGGGTTGTATTTTAAGTTTTGTTAATGGCATTACTACCCACCTTGAGCTTCTAGAATTTTTTCTTGCAGATAAGCTATTGTTACTCTTTCTTCTTGCCCTTCTTTAATTAATTCCAAACTGCTTTTTGAAACTGAATCCCCAACATATGAGCTATAAAAAACATCACCGTAATATCCGTTGTACATATCTACTATTGCTTGTACTTCTTTAATATTTTCTTCTAGCGACATAATTTTTCCCTATACTGCATTTACGGCAATTGCCCAAATTGCTCCATATCTAGCCGTATTTCCAGCAAATGAATTCATTCCAAAAGTGCCAGATGACGCTAGGCTTATTATTGTTGAACCACCATTTATTTGATTTGCATTAGTACCTTGATCTGTACCGTTTCTTGAAAGCGTCATGTTAAAATTTACACTTGTCCCACCCGCACTTACTGTCCAAGTTGGGTTTGTAGTAACTGATGTAGAACCATTTGTTTTTGTCATATTTACTGTCCAACCGACCCACCAATTTCCAGAAGTTAAAGAAAGTGCGTCTGGTTTATCTGAGTCAGAGCTTTTCATTAGACCAAAGTTAGCTTTCCAAGTTGATGTACT